TCCTGTTATTGCCATTATTTTATAATTTTTTTAATACCTTCTATTAAACTGCTTTTTCCAGCTACTTTTAAATCTCTTTTTAATAAGTCCATTATCTCCGTATTTGTTGTATTCATAACTCTATCAAAATACCCCCTACCCTTTACGCCTTTTTTAAACATAGATTTTCGTATAGGTGTAATAAAATCTGTTAGCCCTCTATGATTTGCCCATTTACTCAACTTTTGAAAAGATGGAAATTTAACATTATCCCAACTATATGGCGTGTCTCTTATTGTTTCATCTCCTGAAATACCCTTATTAATATGGTCGTAATAATCAGCTAGAAATATTTCCCCTACATAAGTTTCGCCAAATATATCCCAGTGAAAATCTAAACTTTCTTCTAAATCTCCAGAAGCGCTTAAACTTTCGCCCCTTACTCCATCTGCGTTACCTGTAGTTATTTGCTTTAATACTTCATTTTTAAGCCTTATGCCTAAATTATTCATAGCATCAGCAAATGAACGCGGATTCTCTACTATTGTTTCAGACGCCCCTTCAAAATGAGCTACTAATTCGTTATGTAAACTATTATCTGCCAATTTTCTCTAGTTCTATTTTTTCTTTTCTTTGTTTATCTTTATAATATGAACATATATTCAAGCCGTGAATTACGTTCCACTTTGTTACAATTTCCCATTTATCAACTCTTGAGTTAGTCAAAGAATCGATTATGCACCACCAGCCCCACCTGTCGCTAAATCCATCTCCACTTCCTTCTTGATTGTCTCCGCTCGAGTTATCAAAGAAGTTTGTATATCGGTCATTAACGTTTTTGAGTGATTGCAAAAAAAAACCGCAATTGGATACGCTTCTTGTATGCTCATATGCTCCCTAAACACTTTAATTGTTTCTTGTAATAACTTGCTTGTCATTTTCTTTTCCTTCCATTTGCCAAACTTCTTTTCTACTGGTCTGCAAATACTTGCAAGTATTTTATCTAAGTTTTCTATTACTGCATTTTCATTTTTAGAATTTAATGTTTCCATAGCGTTAATATATTCCCCAAATAAAAGATTTTCTGCATTAAGTTTAAACTCATAATAGTTACCATCTAACTTTATTCTTTTACTTTCTAATTTAGTTGGTATTTCTGTAAACAAAAAAGCCATCTTTTTAATAAGTTTATGATAATCAGTTAATTGTATTTCTTTTATTTCTTCCCTTTTCTTACCTGTCAATACACATAGTATATTTATAACTCTTGTAATGTCTTCTTGTTCAGTTTCTAATACAGGAACTAATTTAATATAAGTGTCTATATTTATATCTTTCCAGCTTGTTGGTATTGTTACGTCCATAATTAATATATGTTTTTTATTTGGGTTTTTACCTAATTGAGTAAAAGCCTCTTTTGTTAAATTCGAAATACATTCTCATCATTAAGCAGTCTGAATAATCAGGGCTTCTTCCTATTATTGTTTTTACTATATCTTTAGGAATTAATTTTAACTTTGTATCTTTGTCTATATCCTTTGCTCTTACTTGCTCAAGTTCTTCTATTAGCTTATTCTTTTCTTGCATTGTGGCGCTTACTCCTATTTGAGCCTTATTGATTAAATCTGATAGCTTATAATAGCATTGAGTCTTTAAGTTCTGGTAGTTCTCATTATTAAACGGTCTAGCGTTGTTTATAAAATTAACACATCTTAATATATCAGCAAGCCCACCACCTACACCGTCAGAATCTGCTATAATGTTTTTAAGGTTTACTCTATGTTTCACTTGTAATTCTTTTATGTAGTTAGCTAGTTCTGTTATTGTATTCTTATCGAATGTCTTTATTAATTCCACTTGTAAGCCATTCCAAAGCATTACTACGCTTTTATCATTACCTAATCTAGCAACATCACAAGTAATATATTTATCTCCTTCTATTCCTGTATTATCGAACATTAATAAAATGCTGTCATAGTCTATTAAGTTATCTGAGTTTATATCATACTCCCAGTTTCCAAATAGTAATCTTTGTTTGCTCACTTCATCTAATTTAGATAATTGTTCTGCATAATGTTTAGAAATATAATCATTATCATTAACTAAAGACTGTATAAACTTTTTATACCCTTCTAATGTGCCGTCTTTTGACTTCTTGTAATAATCAGTATAAACCCAGTTCTTAGCAGGATTACACGTCATTAATAACTTAGGGACTAATTGATATTCATCTAGTTTATATCTAATCCTAGACATTACTATATTTTTAGCCTTTTCTGTTATTTGGTTTGCTTCATCAATAAAAGCCCCTGTTATTTCTAGACTTCCTAAGCTATCAAAGTTTCTGTCAGAAGGATATAAGAACAAATCTTTTAATAGTATCTCAGAACCATTATAAAAGGTTATTACATTACTACTAGCATTAAACTTATAATGAGTATCAGATTTTAACTCCCATTCATTACAAACTTCAAAGAACGTGTTTAATGTTGTTTTCTTTAAAGCGTCCAGTTTACTACGCCCCATTAAATACCTTACTTTAGGATGTTTAAAACATTGAACTATTAACCAGCTTACACCTATCCAAGATTTGCCACCACCAGCAGCTCCACCAAATAATACTTCGTTTGTTTTATTGTCTACTAAATACTTTAATGCTTGTTTTTGTTTAGTTGTAAATTTAGGTTTTACATTCATTCGCCTAGATTTATGCTAATGTTTACTATCTCTTGGCGTATGTCTATCTTATCAGGCTCATTAAGTCCATACATTCTAGCTAAGCTATCAAATGCGCCTCTATAGTCTGAACCCTTTACCATCTCTTTAAGTAAATAGAATTTTTGTGTTTGTTCTTTTGTCAGTTTGTCTTGACTTGCTAATGTCATTAAACCTTTCCAAGCGTTTATTATTTCTAAGTAACCATTAGCTATATCTACTCTAGTAACAAAATGCTTTGCAGCTAGTTGGTCTTTTAACTCTTTGATTCTTACCTTAACATTACCGTTTTGAAGTAACTCAGAAGCCTTTACACTAATGACATTCATTTTAGTAGTTGGGCTAACATCATAAGCTGCTTTGTATGCTTTAGAAGGGCTACTAGTATTTACATATACTTCACAGAATTTATTTTGTTTTACTGTTAGTTTCGACATAATCTAATATAACCTCATTGTTTTTTACTTTGCAGCCGTTTATATCTTTTATTTTAATTACCTTATCGTTTAATAAAGTAATTTCATATAGCCCTACTTCATCAACTTTTAATAGTTTTCTTATTACTCTTCCCTTTTGCTTTTCCATTCTTTGCAACTTTCTTTGCCACTTTCTTTGCATTATTCGCTTGTTCGTTTATCATATCTTGCATAGCTGCTCTTTCTGCTGCTTCGTCTGCTTCTGCTTGTTTTATTTCTAAGTCTTCTAAATATCTTGAAATCATACTTAAATAATTTCTGGAGCAAGTTTGGCAACCCCAATTAATATTAAGGCTTTTGTCTATGTCGTAGAGTATAGGATTAAAGTTTTCTTTTAACCAATTTAAATGGCACTTTCTAGGAAGTGTTTTTGATTTTCTATAAATTTCTATTACTTCTTTTATTGTCATAATAATCTTCTTTCTATAATTCTTAATAATAACGGTGCAACTAAAACTAATGCAGAACAGTCTATAATATTAAACAGGCTTAAAAAATATACTACTAAGCTACTCCAAAAAGTTAAACAAAAGGCGCAGTTAAAAGGCTTCTTATCATACTTAATTCCGAACTTAGAGTTTATATAATCTACATAAGTTGTTGTAAATGTAATAATTAATATTATAATTTCAAAATCTTTAATCATAAAATTCATTTAATTGATGTTTATTTCTTATTGCTTCTTCCATTTTGTCTATCATTTTTAATAAAGATGTATAATGTATTTTACTTTTTTTTGCTATCTCAGACTTGTTTTTAGTCTTTAATAATTCTTGGAATAGTTTTTTATTAGCTCCTTTTAAATTGTTTTCTATTTCTCTAAACTTTTCTACATCAAATTTTAAATTTTTTTCGTTTTTTATCTCTTTTAATTCTTCGTTAAATCTAGGCTTTATATACTTTTTATAATAGTTTCCATTCTTAGATAAGATTTGATATACGCTTACTTTATATGCAAAGTTATATAATTTATCTTTTCTTTTTAATTCGTTAATAAAAGTTATTCCCCTTTCATAAATAATAAACAGAACTTCTTGGACGTAGTCATCTAAATATGGAACTGTATAATGTTTTCCAATATTCTCTATGTAAGTGCTTAGTTCTTTTATTTCTTTAGTTTTCACTTTTGCAAATATAGTATATTTTTTTAATCACTTTTTATATTGTTTAATTCACTTTTCAAGAATGATATGTTAGTTCGTATTGCATCAGCTACACGATAACCAGCAGTCATAAGTCTGCGAAGGTGGTAAATCTCTGGCACTTCTACATTAGCTTTATTAGTTGCTCTTGCTACGCTTTTACCTTTTGAGACTTCAGTATGTATAATCTTCTCAAAGTGCAAATGATGTTTACTTCTTATTGTTTCTAAATAGAATAAATTCGTAGTTAAATCTTTTAACATTTCATTCAAATAAAAGCCGTTTGTTTTATCAATTTCAATTTCATTATACTGTAATATAATATTAGTAATATTTTCTATTGTTTCATTCATACTTCTTTAATTTAGCTTTATATTCGTTTATCATTTCTTGTAATTCTACATTATTAAACTTCTGTAATTGTCTTGACTTAAAAATTAATGCTTCAACATCTACTCCTTCTTTTTTAAGTTTCTCTCCGAACTTGTATTGCTCCCCATATTTAAAAACATTACAGCCGACATCCTGTGGTCTACAATTATCTTCATCGTATCTCGTGCTTAGGTGTTTCCTAGACTGGAAATGTCCGTTCTGCATTTCTTTAATAGGCTTTACAGCTCCACAAGTATAGCACGCTACAAGTCCATTTTTAGAGTATTTGTGTCTAATGTATTTACTAAAAACACTATCTAATTCCTTCTTTAATTTGCTTATAGATTTTTTCTTTAACTTCTTTTTCATATCTTAATAAAATTAATAAAAATATAATAACTACTCCATCCATTTGTAAATTATTAACATTCCTAATATAAACAGTGCTAAAATTGTAATCATAAATCAAATATAGTTTTTTGTGAAGTTTTATTATTTATAATTCCTAATGCAGTTTCAAAGATTGTTTTCCCAGCTTCATAATCTACTAAATTTTTCGCAATTTTTGCCCGTGGTTGTTTGCCCTTATATTTATAAAAATCATAGTTATGAAATTTAGATAATTTTTTGACATCATTAGATTTACCAATTATTCCGTTTATATCGTTCCTGGTGTTTAAATCATTAGGTAAATAAAAATTTGTCCAATATATATGACGCCCCCGCTTTTTTCCATTTATTAAAGGATCGTAATAAGGAATTACATTTTCTACACAATATTTACCTTTGAAAATATGTTTTAAAAATAGTATTTCTTGATATAAGGACATATCCGGGTATTGTGTAATTTGTTTATGTTTGTTCGTATGGACTAACCGGCTATGTGTAGGGCACGGAGGACTACTCCAAATAAAATCATAATTTTTATAATGATTTAATAAATATTCGTGTGCATCTGCTATAATTACTTTATCATTAGGAAATCTTTCTTGATATAATCTAGCTAACTCAGGGTCTAACTCTACTGCTGTTACTTCTATATCTTCTTTTACTTCGTTCCACTTGTATCTGTTTCCACCTAAACAAGCATATAAATTTAATATCTTCATAGTTTAATTTTTATCTTCATAAAGCCAATATTTTTTAATCTTTTTTTTCTTTTCTCTGTATGTATAATTTCTTTCTTTGGTTATAATAATTCCTATACATAACCCCATTATGAATATCATTATACAGCATATAATTATTAAATATATCAAAACTCGTTTATTCTTATTAGTTTCTTAACTTGTTTTTCTAGTGAAATAATTTCTAATTTTTGTTTTGAATAAAGCAACTTTATGTCTCTATTTTCGTTTATTAGTTCTCCATTAAATTCATCTAAATATCTAACTAAATTAATCATATTATTCATTCT